CAGCGGCGTTGCCATTGACCACATCGGGCCGATCCCTGCGCGGGTTGACGAGGACGGCGTGGTCATCAAGCCCGGTGACGCAAGGTGGCACACGAACGTCCGCGTGGCGTTTGAACTCGACAAGGCCGTGGAGGACGAATTGCCGACCTTCGCGCCGACGCCGGGTGTTCCTTACAGGGTGTTTATCTGAGAGAACCAGACATGACGATCGAGAACACGAATACGAAGGTGAGTCTGTCAACGAAGGACTGGCTGGCGATCAGCGGCATCGCAATCACCATCCTGCTTTCCGTCCTGTCGGCGTACCTGCACCACGACAGGCTCCTCGTTCAGGTTTCCGTGCAGCAGGACATGACCAACCAGCGCCTCGACAAGATCGAGGCCAAGATCGAAAGGACCAGCAAGTGAGCGACCTCATCAAGAACTCGTCTTGGAAGACCACCGGGGCCGGGATCGCGGCCATCCTCGTCGCCGTTGGCTCCGTGCTGACCGCCCTGACCGACAACGACCCGCTGACGGTCCCGGACTGGGGTGCGCTGTCCGCTGCCGTGATCGCCGGGGTCGGCCTGATCTTCGCCAAGGACAACAAGAAGGCTTGACGTGTATGACTTCTTCCGTGCGCTGTTCATGTCGGTGCTGCACTGGGCGACGGGAATGGTTTCCCGACGAGGTGAGGGGGTTGACGCTCCTGTTCATCCTCATGTGCTTCGTCGTGCTGGCTCTCGCGTGCGCGACTGGCTGCACTCGCACGGTGCTGGTGAGCGAGGCAAGCCCGATCCGGACGGGTCCGTGCGTGAAGGGCAAGGTGTACGTCAAGACGGCTGACGGCTGGCAGTTGGGCGACAACGATGTCCGAATCCCGGAGGGCTGGTACTGCGTGCCGCCCTCCTACGTCGAGGAGGAGCGGTAATGGCTATCAAGTTGCAGGTCAGGCGAGGCACGGCATCGGACTGGAACGCCGTGTCCGGCACGGTCACGCTGCTGTCCGGCGAGATCGGGTACGAGACGGACACCGGGAACTTCAAGATCGGAGACAACTCCACCCTATGGGGCAGCCTCCCTTACGTCCTGTCAACCTACCCGCAGGCGACCGTCTCCGGCACGGACATCAACGCATCCGGATACCTTGCGCAGGGCCGTTACCTCGTGGCGACGTCGGTGACCAGCAACGTCCCATCCGGGTGGACTCCGGCGACGGACGGTCCCGGCGTCCTGACCACGACCAAGTTGGCTGATGGCAAGGTCATGCAGATGCTCGTCTCTACGACGACGCAGAAGGCGTTCCTTCGCGGCTACGCGCCGACCACCTATACGACGTGGGTGGCGATCTCGCAGCACGCCGGATCCATCACCGCGACGGAACTGGCATCAAGCGCGGTCGAGACGGCGAAGATCAACGACAACGCCGTGACGTTCGCGAAGATTCAGGACATCACCGGACTGTCCGTGGTCGGCAAGGGCAACACCGGATCCGGTGATCCAACCGTCATAACAGCGGGGGCATCCGGTCAGGTGCTTCGCCATGACGGAACGAATGTGTCGTTCGGAACATTGACTTCTGCGGCATTCGACGCGAGCACCGACGTTCCCCTGACTGCACTTGCAAATCAGTCAGCGAACACGCTGGTCGGCAACGTCACTGGAAGTTCCGCGCCCCCGACAGCAGTCAGCCAAGCATCGGCGCGGACGTTTCTTGGGCTGAACGGACTTGCGTATCTAAACCAAAGCGATTTGGTGACGATCAACACAACTGCGTTCAACGCATCTCCCGGAACAACCACTGTTACGTTTGACCTGACGACGATTGACGTTGGTTCGATTGCCTATCTGGAGGGATTTATAACTCTTGATACAAGCGCGACTAGTTGCACTGTTCGCATAGACGGTGATGCTGGTGAGCGGTATGTCGTCCTGAGCATCTTGAAATTGAGTGGAACCGCTACAGTTACGGCTTTGCAATCGAACGGCTACATCGGTGTCGGAAATGCAAATACAAACATGTTCAGTGTTGGCGGAGTAAGCAGTGGAACAGCGCAAGTCGGTCTAGTTCTCATTAGGTTCTCCTGATGCCATACGCCCCGGTCACGCTTCCATATCGCGGCGTCAGCGTGGACAGTTCCTACGCTGCGCTTCCGGCAGGATTTGCCGCGCAGGCGATGAACGTCGTCCCATACGACGCCTACAAGGGCAAGTTGCGGCTCGGGCAACGAAGGCCGTTGCTCGGCGCGTACGAGTTCAACGACACCTCTCCTGCCGTCATCCGCGAGGTGCAGGTCATCCTTCGTGCCGATGCGTACGTCGGAGGCGTGCTGTTGCAGCGGTGCTTTGTCATCGCTGGCGGTGAAGTCTGGAAGATCGACCCCGGAGACACGACTCCGACCAAGTTGACGCAGTCGCTGACGCGAAAGATCAAGTCCACTGGGTACGTCGGAACGGCCGTGTTCGGACAGTACCTCTACATCACCGATGGGCTGTGCTACCGAAAGGTTGACATCACGGCCAGCACGCCGTCCGTGGTTGCTTGGTCCGGACCAGAAGGCCACATCCGCGCCGTTGGCGCGACGACGAACGGAAACAACGAGACTGGAAACCGCGCCACGCTTCTGTGCAAGTTCGGCGGACGACTTGTCCTTGCCGGAATACCGGAAAGCGCAAACGTGTGGTTCATGTCGAAGATCAACGATCCGGAGAACTGGAGTGCGACGGCATCCGGTGCTGGAGGAAACGCCCATAATGCCATTGCAGGGTCGGCATCTGAGGATTTCGGAGTTCCCGGAGAGCCGATCGTCGCCCTCGTTCCGGTCGGTGAGAGCGGCCTGCTGTTCGCGGGACGCCACAAGATGACGTACCTCACCGCGGACCCAGTCGTTTCCGGGGCGCGGATCATTGAACTGTCGCGCTCCGTTGGAATCGTGAGCGAACGCGCTTGGTGCGCAAGCGACGAGCAGACCATCTACATGATGGCGCAGGATGGGCTGTACCGTGTGCGTCCAAACGAGTTTCAGGTCACCAAGAGCGGTCGCATCACCAGCGGTCGGCTTGACACGTTCTTCCAGCAGCAGAAGTTCGATGCACTGAACTGCGTTCTCGGATACGACGCGGAGGCGCAGAACGTCTATTGCGTCATGTCGCGCACGGATCTGCCCGGTTCAAGCGTCCACCTCCTGTACAGTCAGGCAACCGACGCATTCTGGCCTTGGCAGACGGGATGGCCCGCGTTTCAGGCCCCGACATGCTGCGGAGACTTTCCGTTCGGTGACTCCCGCGCCCCCATCCTCGCGTTCGGAAGCGAAGACGGGTACATCGGTTGGTTCGACCGCGACCTGACGTCCGGCGTGGACGGGCAGGCGGCTGTCGGATACAAGAGCGTGAGCGACTTCGACGTCAACAACGACGAGGCAGCCGCCCAGAGGGTGACGAGCAGCATCACGTTCGGCCCCGTCCTCCAGCCTGCCCTCGGGCAGGTGATGATGAAGGACGTCCGCGTCGAACTGACGATGGACGAACCAGTCGAGGACACGGCGTTCAGCGCACCCATCGACCGACTGACAGGACCGTTCCTGTCCATCCTGTCCGGGCAGACGGCGGAGGAGGCGATCGGAGAGAACATCATCGCCGTGTCCGTGACCATCGACCCGGACTTCCCTGCGGTGGTCGTGGACGGCGGAACTGCTGCGGATTTCACGCCGGGTGCTGGATCGCCATATGACGGAGGAACGGCGAATCAGGCGTGGAGCACGTCCACGGATCAGGCGCTTGACCTGCTGTTCCCTCCGGAGATCGCCGGGAACTACGAGACTTCGGACACGCTCATCAGCGATCCGACCGCACGGACGTACACCAAGGATACCTACCGGATCTACAACATCGGAGGCGCTCCACCGACGACGGACTGGTACATCCAGCATGTGACCGGATCGCCGCAGGATGCGTTCCAGCGGGATGCAACACTTCCGGGAACGTCAGCAGACACACCCGGCGGGACATACCTGTACATGTCTGAGCAGCGCATCCTCAACTACCTGCTTCCGACCGGGATCACGCCGCCGCGGTACAAGGTCAGCAGCGCGACCTACGACAACACGAACAGCAACCTGCTCGGGACGCTGCTTCCCGGCAGGAACGACGCCTTCCGGTGCCGCATCCGGGATCAGGCGGCGTATGTGAGAATCGAGAGCCTCGGTGTACCGTGGGCAATCGAGCGCATGGCCGTTCTTATCGAGCCTTACGGCCACACCAAGAACGTGAAGGGAACCTACTGATGGGCCTTTTCAGCAACCTATTCGGCGGCGAGAAGAACTACAAGGCCGCCATCGACACGATGGAGAAGGAGTACGGCAAGGCCCGTACATACTCCGATGCCGAATACGGCAAGATCGTCGATGTGTTCCTGAAGGAACGCGCCAAGAACGCTGAGGTGTACTCGCAGGCGTACAACGCATCGGTGAAGCAGTACTCCGACGTGATGGCCCAGAGCCGCAAGGCGTTCGCCGCGGAGGGCGCGAAGGCGTACAAGACGCTTGAGGTCGGTCGAGATGCCACGCTTGCGCTCCTGAAGCAGCAGACCGACCTTGCGGTGGCACGGCAGCAGTTGAGCGGGATGCTCACCGGGCTGTCGAACACCACGTTCGGTCAGGCTGCGGTCAACGCCGTGGCCGCGCAGGGTGCGTTGCAGGCTGGCGCTGTGCAGGAGCAGTACGCGCAGACGCTTGCCTCCGCACGGATGGCGCAGGCCGGGGCGATGGCCGGGATGGAGCAGCAGGCGGCGCAGAGCCTCCTCGGCGCAGGACTCGGTAGCGCCCAGTACCAGAGCGGGCTTTACCAGCAGTACACGACCGGGGCGCAGGCATCGCGTGGTCAGGCGATTCAGCAGAACATCGGGCTGCGTCAGTCATCCATCGAGAACAGGTACAACGCAGAACTCAACAAGGCCATGATGGACATGCAGGCAGGGAACGCGCTCGGCGGTGCGCTGCTTGGTGCCGGACTCGGCGTTGCCACCGGTGGATTGAGCATGTTGGGCGGTCCTGCCGCAGGAATGCTCGGTGGCGGCGGTGGCGGTGGAGCAGGTCCGCTGTCTGCCATCAAGTTCTAGTACGCGAAAGGACGAATGACATGTCGATGTTTCCGACCTCAATGAACGTCAGCGCGGCGATGCAGACCACTGCGCGTGCGCAGCCACCCGCTGCATCGCCAAGCGGGTGGGACTCGTTTCTTTCCGGAGTCGGTCGTGCGGCAAGCAATTTCGCACTTGGCGTGTCGAGCGGACTGACCAACTATGACCCGCGCAACCCGTTCAGTTCGATGGGTGCCGGAATGTCCGGTGCGATGAGCGGAATCTATGCAGGCATGAAGCGAGAGGAGGCGTCAAAGAACGCCATCGCAATCGCCAACACTGAGGAGCAGATTGCCCGCAGTCAGGCGGAGCGTGCTAGCGTGATGATGCCCGCCGAAGGGCCGATGCAGGGCATCTCCGCGGGGGTCATGCCCGCCGCGCCCGCGAAGCCCGCCCGTGAGCCGTTCGACTTC